AGTTCCGGGGACACTTACGGCTACTCGCCGGCTATGACAATGGCCGCCAATATCAAGATGCTCCAAGAGATCGGAAAGACGATCATCAAGGGCGCCCGGAAGATGATAAACCCGGCGCTTGTATTGCCTCACGATGGATATGTTTTGCCATTGAGGACCGGAGACGGAGCGATCAATTACCGGTTACGAGGCAAGTCAACCGATGTGATCCAGGAGCTAGGGATCAAAGGCAACATCCCGGTTGGTCGAGATATCCAAGAGGATTATAGAGCAATGATCCGTCAAGGTTTCTTTATGGATTTGTTTTTAATGTTGCTCAATCAGCAAAAGCAAATGACGGTCCCCGAAGTACAGGAGCGCATGGTTGAAAAGATGCTCATCCTGGGACCGGTTATCGGGAGGATCCAGGCCGAGCTATTGGATCCGATCATCGAGCGGACCGTAAATATTTTGATCAGACGTGGCCGGATCTCGCCTCCTCCGGAAAGCATAGCCGGACAGGATTATAAGATCGTTTATATCTCGCCTTTAGCAAAGGCACAGAGAGCATCAGAGGCCAACGGTATCGTTGAATGGATGAGCATAATCCGGGAAATGGCCGAAATGGCTCCGTCAGTTGTTGACATACCACAGATCGATCGAATAGCCGACAGGCTTGCAGATATCAAAGGAGTTTCTCCGGATCTCTTAACAGCTCCGGACGAACTGAACAGAGTCCGCAGCCTTAAACAACAACTCCAAGCACAGACGCAAGAGATCGCTATGCTAAAGGAGGCCGCCGGAGCGATGAAAGATATCGGAGCGGCAGAAAAATCTCTAGCCGGAGCTAAAGCATAATGTCAAATGAACAGGAAAAAGAGTTGAGACGTAAGCAGATCGAAAAGGAGAACGCTCTCCGAACAGCATACCGGTTGAAGTTTGCGGCCGGGGATCCTAACGATCGGCTCATTATGGAGGACCTCGAGGAAGTTTGTTTCTTTAGGTTGCCGGCCTTTGATGAAAAAGAGGCCAATCAACCTCACACAACGATCCATCGAGACGGAAAGAGGGCGGTCTTATTGCACATCAAAACGATGGCAGCCGCAAAACCATTAGATATGGACAAAATGTTAGAGGAGCTAGAAAAAAATGAGGATTAGCAGCGCTGAGAAAGGAAGGTATCGAGAGGAAAACGGAGTGGATCATGTTCCTAAACGTATTAGAGACAGGAAAGAATACAACAAAGCTCGATACCACATGAATAAAGAAAAGCACAAGGACAATCTAAGGGCTAATTGGATTGAACGTCCATGGCTTAAAACTTTATGTAATGTCCGCTCTCGGTGTCTAAACAAAGGACATGAGTATTTTAAGAGAGGGATTAAAAACTTATTAACAGCAGAGGACGTTAAAAATCTTTGGATAAGAGACAAAGCTCACTTGTTGGCGCATCCTAGCATCGACAGGAAAGAGGGATCTAAGGACTATACGTTTGATAATTGCAGGTTTATCGAACTTGCAGATAACAAAAGGAGAGAGAAATGTTCAAAAAATTAAGCCTTGTAAGAGATAACTTAATTTCTGTTTTAGGCCAAAGTTTAAAAGGCGATGGCGAGCCGACGGTCGAGTCTTTACAGGCCGAGCTTGCAACAGCTAACACAGGATTGACAGCAGCAAACGAAAGGATAACAGCTTTCGAGGCGTCAAAAGGGGATTGGAAAGCCGGCATCGATGCGGAACACGCTACAAATCCAAATCTCCAAAAGTTTGAAACGGCAAAAGATTTATTTACCTCCTACACGGAGCTACAATCAAAGATCGGATCCGATCGGGTTGTGGTCCCAAAAGATGCCAACGATAAGGGCGCTTGGGACGCTTTAGCGATGGCCGTTGGAGTGCCAAAGGTGGCGGCCGATTATAAGTTTAGCGAGGTAAGACTCCCGGAAGGGATGCCGAAGGATGAAAAGCAAGAGCAGCAATTCAAAGATATGTCTTTGAAATATAAGCTCGCTCCCTGGCAAGCCGACGGTTTGCGTAAGGACGTCCTTGAGGCAAACGGTCAAATGTTTACGAAGTTGACCGGGGATCAGGTGGCAGCAGCCGCAGCAGTTGAAACGGAACTGTCAAACGAACATGGCGCAGCATGGGCGGAGAAAAAAGAGCTTGCTCAAAAGGTTATCGATAAGTTTGCCCCGGATGATAAGGAGATCGGATCGAAGATCTTGAGCGATCCGGGAGCTATCCGTATGATGATTAAGCTCGGGGAGAAAATGTCCGAGGATGGATCCATCGAGGGCGATGGTGGGACCGGCCGCTTGTCTCCAACAGAGGCAAGAGCCAAGATCAATGAGATTATGGGCGATGATAAACATCCCTATAACCAGAACGATGCTCCTGGCCATAAAGAGGCCGTTGATTTTATGACGTCTCTTTACGCTATGGAGGACGCCGGCAAAAAGTAAACTCTTAATCCGGACAACCGGTAACGGCCCGGCTTTGAGTTTTAGTTTCCGGATAACCTCGAGAGAGGCCCAAAAAGAAGTGGATCGACGACCTGGTAACAGATAATCAACGATCAAAAATTAGATCAACTTAACCCAGGAGGAAAAGACAATGTTTAAAAAAATCCATGCAATTTTAGGTCGCTCGCTTAAAGGGGACTCTCCGGATACGCTGTACGCAAAGCAGTATTCCGACGTTGTAACTTTGAAAGCGCAGCAGAAGAAATCCAGGCTCCGCAATACGGTCATGCTTAAAATGGATGCCCGAGGCGAGGAAACTTTTATGGACCAGGTGGACAGCATCGATGCAGTTGATATCACTAGCAGATATCAAGCGACGCCGGTCCATGAGCCTAGCCATGCCAGGCGCAGAGTTTCATTGATCGGATCAGTTGTTAATCCGGTCCTTGATCCTAACGATAAGGTCAAGATGATTGTGGATCCGACCTCCTCGTATGTAATGATTGGATCCGCAGCGATGGGCCGCAAGATCGATGATCGTCTTATTGCGGCAGCAACCGGCACAGCGTATACCGGCAAAACCGGGACAACGCCGATCACATTGCCGGCAACCCAAAAAGTCGATCATGGTGGGACCGGGTTTACCCTTGAAAAATGGTTATCCGCCCTCGAAATCCTTGACGAAAACGACGTCGATGAGGACGAGGAAAAGTTTTTGATTATCTCTGCAAAGCAAAAAACAAGTCTGTTAAACACAACTGAAATCAAGAGCGCCGACTATAACTCGGTTAAGGCTCTTGTCGAAGGTAAGATCAACACTTACCTCGGTTGCAAAGTTATCCGGTCGCAGAGATTGGGAACAGACTCAAACGGCGATCGCCAAGTGTTGTTATTCACTCGTACAGGCCTCGGCCTTGCGATCAGCGAGGAAGTTGTGGCCCGGATTGATGAAAGGCCCGACTTAAACTATGCCAAGCAAGTTTATTTCCGTATGCACATCGGAGCAACTCGTCTCGAGGAGGAGAAGGTTGTCGAGATTGCTTGCAACGAATAAGCTCGGTATAAATAGATAACAACCCTTTTTAATTGGAGGATCAAAAAATGTTTAAATATCTTCATGTACTATTAGGGCAAAGCCTCAAAGGTTTTGCAACGGTTCTAGGCGTCAACCGTACCAAAATGGACAACGCCATTGGATCAAACATTGTCGAGCCTGGAATGGACGGCAGCAACATCAAGATCCAATACGATACCTATGAGCTTTCCGCTCTTGATATCGACGACGTTATTAAGTTGGGTAACAAGTTGCCGAAAGGCGCTCGTATTATCCAGATCATTGTCCACAACGACGCTCTCGGTGGAAGTACCACGATGGACATTGGCGATGGAGAGGATGATGATCGTTATGACACGGCGATCGATACGTCGGGCGGCGGTGTAACTTTCTGCGATAATATCGCCGGAAGGGGTTACGAGATCGGTACGGTTGCATTAGACGATCAGATCCAGGCCACTCTTGAAGGGGCAGCCGGGACCGGGACGTTGAAAATTGCGATCCTTTATGCACACGCATAAGATAGTCTCAATCTAAAATCAAATAGGGGGAGGGGAAACTCTCCTCTCCTCCTATTTTAACGGAGGAGATTATCATGGCGTCCAAAGTGCAAATTGTAAACATGGCCCTAGTTCAGCTAGGGCAACCGACTATCCTCAACTTGACAGACAACACGGCCAATGCCAAGCGAGCAAATGCCCTTTATGATCTTGTCCGTCAGATGGTACTCCAAGCTCATCCCTGGAACGGATCCACAAAACAAGCGGTCCTCACTCTATTAGCGACAACTCCCGATTTTAAATGGACGTATAGATTTTCATTGCCGGCAGATTGTCTCCGGGCCTTGCGCACGGATCAAGACGTCGGGAATAAAAGGGATTGGCAGCAATACGGCGGCGAGATATGGACAGATCACGGAACGCTCGAGCTTGAGTATATTTATGACAACGAGGACACGACTCTTTTTAGTCCCGGCTTTGTGATGGCGCTTTCGTCAAGGCTTGAGGCAGAGTTGACTTACCCTGTAACCGGATCCACAACTCTCGCAGATGCAAAGCTAAAGATTTATGATGATCTAAAATTGCCGGAGGCAAAGGCTCTCGATGCTCAAGTCGGAGGAGCGCAGAAACAAGACGATCTTAACGACTCATGGGAGCAATCGAGAAATGCCTAAAACTGCGCCAATACAATCTAGCTTTAACTCCGGAGAGCTTTCCGAGCTTATCGGAGGACGTATCGATGTTGCCAAGTATTTTAATGGCGCCTCGCTAATGGAAAACTTTTATCCTCTCCAATATGGCGGAGCGCAACGCCGGCCAGGCTCTATCTTTGTGGCCGAAGTTAAAGACTCATCCAAAAAAACACGCTTGATCGATTTCGAGTTTTCAACAACAGACGTCTACACAATAGAAATGGGCGATCTGTATATGCGCTTTTTCCGTAACAATGGAGCGGTCCTCGAGGCCAACAAGGTTATAACCGGCATTACACAGGCGGATCCTTGTGTTGTTACATCAAACGGCCATACGTTAAGCGACGGAGACGAGATCGTTATCTCCGAGGTTGTTGGAATGACGGAGTTAAATAGCAAAAGATATTTAGTCGCTAACTCTGCGGCCAATACATTTTCATTGCAAGACAAAGACAGCAATGACATTGACTCGACAGCATACACGGCATATGTTTCCGACGGAGTTGCCAATCGAGTTTATGAGCTTACGACGACCTATCTCGAGGCGGATCTCTTTGATATTGATTTCACTCAATCGGCCGATAAGATTTACATGGCCCATGAAAACTATCATCCGAAAGTAGTTACCAGGACCGGCCATACGGTTTGGACAATTACAGATTTTGCTTTTGAGGGTGGACCATTTCAGCCGGTCAACGTAACAGCAACGACGATAACTCCTAGCGCCGACGCTCCGGGCGCCGGTGTTACTTTGACAGCCTCCAATCCAATATTTACGGCCGACATGGTGGGCGGAGTAATTAAGGTCAAAGATGGATGGGCGGATGTAACAGGATGGACAAGCACAATAATTATAACGGTTACGGTTATCGTAGATCTCGGGACCGGACCGGCTGCGACGGATGATTGGGCGCTCGGATCATGGTCCATCGAGGCCGGATTTCCTAGCTCCGTTACATTTTCAGAACAACGTCTATGGTGGGGAAACACTCCAACACAGCCTCAAAACGAATGGGGATCCGAAACCGGAGTATTTACGAACTATTGGCCAGGAGCAGCCGCATCGGATCCGATCGATATTGAGATCTTAAATACTAAAGTAAATGCGATCGATTGGATGATCGAAGGACCGGGAGGGTTAGTCGGAGGGACTCCGGCCGGGATCTCTGTCCTTAACGGTGGCGGTTTTGATGAGGCGATTACGCCGGCCAATCAAAGGAATAGACGGCATACGACATACGGATCCAAGAAGATAAAGCCGGAACAGATCGGCGAGTTTATTTATTATATCCAGAGGGACGGATTGACAATGCGAGAGTTTGGCTATTATGCGGAGACTTACTCCGAAAAAGGCCGGGCGCTAGATCAGACGGTCCTTGCAAATCATATTTTAAAGACCGGTGTTACGGATATGGCCTATCAGCAATCGCCAAATAATATTTTATGGTGTGTCCGGACAGATGGGACGTTGGCCGCACTTACCCGGGAGATCGATCAAGAAGTTACAGCATGGAGCCGGCATATTATAGGAGGCACTTTTAACACCGGACAGGCAGTTGTCGAGACAGTAACAACGATCCCTCAAACAGATTATAACGAGGTTTGGGTAATTGTTAAAAGAACGATCAACGGAGTAACCCGGCGATATGTTGAATATTTAGCGGATCCGATATTAGACGATCTCGACTCTGCAAGATTTCTCGACTCCGAGATTTCCTATAACGATCCGGTAACGATCTCCGGAGCAACAGCAGCCTCGCCGGTTGTTGTTACGGCAACGGCTCACGGATTTAGCGATGGGGATCTTGTAAAGATTTATGATATCCTCGGAATGACAGAGCTTAACGCCAATACTTACAAAGTGGCCAATAAGGCGGCTAATAATTTTGAGCTTACGAATGTTGACGACGACACGGACATAGACGGATCCGCTTTTACGGCATACAACTCGGCCGGTGTAGTCCGGAAAAAAGTTACTGCATTGACCGGACTCGAGCATCTTGAGGGCGAAACGGTAAGAGTCCTCGGGGATGGAGCGGTCCAGGTCGACCAAACGGTAACAGGCGGAGCGATCACAGCATCAACGGCGGCGGCGATCTTCCGGGTTGGATTACATAAAAAGGCAAAGCTCCGGACCATGAGGTTTGAGTCCGGATCCGCAACCGGTACGGCCCAGGGGAAACATAAACGGATATACAACATTTTTGTTAGGCTTTACATGACCGTCGGATTTTCGGTTGGATATGATGAGGATAGCGCAGAGGAGATCGAGTTTAGAACGGCCGACATGGACCTTGACACAGCCGTCCCTCTGTTTACCGGGGATAAAAATATTCCATTTCCTCCATCGGAAGATGAGAGGGATGGATATGTTTACATTGAGCAAGACAATCCTTTGCCATGTACGATTATCTCATTGATGCCAAAAATGGAAGTACACGACACATAGAGGAGTTAAATATGGGATTTGCAACAGCAGCTTTATTGACAGGGATCGCCGGGACCGGCTTACAGGCTTATGGACAATATAAGGCCGGACAGGATGCAGCCAACGCCGAGGAGTACAACGCATCGATCGCATTAAAAGAGGCGGAGATCTCAAAACAAAAAGGAAAGCTCGATGCCGATCGACAAAGGAAATATGCGAAGAAGTTTCAAGCGGAGCAAGTTGTTGCCATTGCCAAGTCCGGCATTAAGTTTGGTGGATCCGCTTTTGAGGTTTTCAAAGATAGCGCCGAGGAGCTTGAGCTTGACGCTTTAATCATAGAATACAACTCGGCGATCGATCAATCAAGATCTATCGATGAGTCGGATGTACGCCGAGCAAATGCCAAAAGATTACGGTCGGCCGGGATATTTGGCGCAGCAACAACCGTGTTGACACAATCATCCACATTTTTAGCGGCGCAAGGAAAAAAGGACTAAACTATGGGAAGAATACCACAAGCAACGTCTAAACAAACTCTCTCGGGGAAAGCTCCAAATATCAAAGTAGCTCCCGGGAGCTTTGCTATTACCGGGAAAGCTATCACTCAAGCCGGCAAGGCTATATCTGCGACGGCGGCCAGGTTTAAGGATCTGCAAAACCTTGAGGAATACACAGCCGCATCCACAACCTCAAAGATACGTCTCGAGGAAATTGCACAGAGAGCGCAGCAAGACGAGGATATCTATACAATCGAGGAGAGATACAGCCAGGAAATCCAAAAAACAAAGTCAGAGGTTCTCAAGACGATATCCGATCGGGAGTCTCAAATACGGTTTGGCGCAGAGTTTGACATTATGGCCAAAACAAAGTCTTTCAACGTGCGGTCGATCGCTAGGGGAAAGCAAATTGATAAGTCAAAGGCGACACTCTTGGAGGATCTCGATCAATCTGAAAATGATTTTTATGGCGCAAGTTCCCCCCTTGAGCGCAAACAACTATCGGATGGTGTAAAGTTTAGACTTGATGAGTACGCTCGCCTCGGAGTTGTTTCGGCAGAGTCGGCAGCAGAGCAAAAAAAGGCATGGGACGATAACGTAAGGATTGGCCAGGTTTCCTTTGATGCAAATATAGATCCGGACTTTGCGAAAAAAAACGTCGAGGATGGCGTCTACAAGTTAAACCCAAAAGAAAAGCAAGAGGCTCTCGAGACAATAAACAAATTGTCAGATAAAAAGAAAAAAGAGGCTGATGCTATAAAGAAAGCCGCCCAAGATAAAAATATGAGTGATGCCGTCAAGACCTATCTAACCGAGGGATTGTCGACCGATCAAGTCAACGATCTATTGATTAGCGGTCAAATAGATCTCAAGCAGCATAAGTCCCTCGAGGACATGGTAACTCGAGCGCTCCCTATCGATGCCAAAACGGAGCATGACGAATATAACAACATTAAGGAAATGATTTATAACGGCGAGGATCAAGCCTTGATACAAGACAGGATTACAAACTCGATCGGCAAGTCTTTAGGAAAAGAAAACGCCGAGGAGCTACTCGACGAAACTATCAAGAAAGAGGAGGATTTCAATAAGGATGCGAAGAAAAACGCATTGCTAAAAATAAAATCCTTTGGCAATAAAGAGATCCTCAAGGACCAACCTTTTGAGATCGCCCCGGCTACATTAACCGGCAAGGTCCAGGAGCTTGAGTTTTTGTTTAATCGGCGAGTTGCCAAAGAGAACGCAAAGGGCGAGCGCCTCTATGAAATAGCCGACGAGGTTATCGATGGATATTTAAGATCCGTAGATCCTCAATATCAACCGGTTAAAGGCAAGAGCAACGAGAGAGTTAAAGTTTTAAACGACGGCCAAACGGCCATAAATATCAAGACAGGCGAACAAATACAACTAATAGGTGGGCGATGGATCCCGATCAATTAAACGCAGTTACCGTCCCGGAGGGTTTCGTTTTAGATCAAGACGTTACTCCTTTGCAGCAATTCGACCTTGAAACGCAAGGGGATCCCTTGTCGGCTGTACCTCCGGAAGTAAAGGACGAGAGAGATCCTTTGCAATATTCCGTTGAGGTTCCGGATGGTTTCTATATTCAAACGGACGATATCATGGGAAAGACCGGAAAAGCAGAGTTTATCCAGGCAGCCAAAGCGCCGGGGATCCTGGAACGTGCCAAGAGATTTGTCCGGGATGTTATTGAGCCTCCGGAGGAACGTATCGCGAGATCTCAAACGGTTGTCTATTTGGCCAAGAAAAACAGATTGCCGATCGATGTTGTTGATAAAAACTTTGATATGATCGTTAAAAACAATCGACTAACTGGATTCTTTAAGGATCCAACAAAGGATCAGCAAGAGAGGATTGCCTTTACTCAATCATTGGCCGAGGCCGTAACTTTTGGAGCCTTTGATCCGGATCCCATTATAAAGAGAGACTTTCCTCTACAAGCGGCCTCCGGAGCCGTAGGAGGGGGCGTATTGACGTTTATGGCCACAGGAGGGATCTTACAGGCTTTAGGCCTGGGAAACCTCGCTATCAAGGCCGGAGTAGCCGGAGAGGCCATTTTTGCGGCGGCTCCGAGGTTCTTACCTCCGGCAATTATGACAGGATCCACTTTTGCAACCGTTAAGGGGATCAATAAGGCCGTTGAGCAAGTCGAAAATAAAGAGATCAAGCCTCTTGAGGTAGGCAAAGAGGCGACGATCGGATTTGTCGAGGGCTTTGGATTGGGCGCCATTGGCCAATCCGTAGGATATACTCGCCGGATCTTCATGGCCGGCGGCCTGGGATATGTTTCCGGGAAAGCGCAAGGATATAACGATACGGAGGCGCTCGTGCAAGGGGCTATTTGGGGAGGCATTGAAACCCTGGGCGGCATTGGCCGGGACCAGAAGCTCAAGGAAAATGTTATTTATAATCTCCGTAACCGGTTAGCTCAATATGCAAAACAAAAGATGCCATCGATGAGCGCTGAGGAGTCCATGACGGCCGCAAATCAATACATTAACAGGATGGCCGGCGGAAAACTTAACAAGGCCATCAAAGAGACACCGGTCAAATACCTAGAGAAAGCAAATCAAATAATCTCGAAGATGCTCAAGGATTGGAGAGGCGTCAAGAATGTAAACGTCCTCGGGACAGAAATGGCCACAAATAAGGCTCTCGCAACAGCGCCGGGAAAAGAGGCGGAGAGTTTTATCAATAAGCCTATGGCGATGGCCGGCACTCCGGAACCGACTCCAAGCATTAAACCGGTTAAGCCTTTAATGACACAAGCTCAAAAGGGAAAGCGAGAAAAGAAAAAAGCAAAACTCGCAAAGCAAGAGAAGATCGGGGAGATCTCCGATATAAAGGGAACAGCGACAGAGCTTGTCAGACAGCGCCGGGCAGAAATTAACGTCAGCAATTTCGAGACTAATCTCTTTATAAACGATATCGAACAACTTACGACAAAAGAGCAGCGAGAGATCATACCGTTTTTAATTGAGAGGACAAACGTCCCGGCAGCGCTTGGCCGTCCGGATCTTATTGAGACATTCAAAAAAGACGCAGAAAACTTGCGCCCATTAGCCAATCAGATCAAAGAGCATTTCGATCGAGGTTGGGCTTTTATGCAAGAAAACATGGAGGAGCTATCAGCTCAACAAATCGAAAATTATGTTACCCACATATGGGATGTAAAGGGCAGCAAAAAGAGAGAGACGACGAGTTGGTTTGTAACAAGAAATAAGTTTCTCAAAAAGCGATACATCGAGACTTATAAGAAAGGCATCGAGGAGTTAGGGCTAAAACCTAAAACCCTGGATATATCGGAGATCATAAGAATACATGACTCCATAATGAATAAGACGATCGCAAACAATAAGCTCGTCAAGGAATTAAACAAGCTCAAAGTAAATGGATTGCCGTTGATCGAGAGAGTGGATCTCGCTCCTAATGAGTGGATCTACTTTGATAACCCGGCACTCAATAAGAAAATGTTTGTCCCGGGGGATCCTAAAAGAGCCGACAAGGTAAGCGACGAAATGATTACGATCTTAAACGAGATTGGATTCACGATCGGCCGAAAGATCGCTCCGACAGTATTCGGAAATCCGTCTCCCCTGGGGTTAGCGATTTACTTTAACGAGCCTCCGGAGATCCGGTTACAAAGATTTTTCTCAAACAGGACCTTTGCTCACGAGTTAGGACACTTGCTCGATGGAAAGATAGGCCTGGGCGGAGTCAAAGGCGGCCATTTCATAAACACCTTTAAAGATGAGATCTACAAGATCAACGAGGCGAGGATAAAAGCGCATACCGGTCGCCCTGGGAAATATGGAAAGCAATACGCCGAGTCTCCCGATGAGCAGATTGCCGAGTTTTTC